CTTGAACAGCAATTTAAGTTTATAAGCAATAAGAATTTATATAAGCCAAATGAACTATCGAAGCTGTTTGAAGAAAGCGAATGTAATGTAGCATTGATTGACCCATTTACAGGCCTAGATAGGCAAATGGATTTTCAAAGTAATTATAATTTCTTGAATACTTGTAGGGATTTTTGCAATAAATTTGGAGTTACAATCTACATAAACACGCACCCAAATAGCGAAAGTGGACGTAGTGGTAATATTTATCAAGAAGGCGAATATAAAGGACATTTGAAAGCACCATTGAAAGACCACATTGAAGGCGGTAAAGCATTCTCAAATCGTTGCGATGATTTATTTGTTATTCATAGATTAGTTAAGCATGAAACAATGAAATATGTAACATGGGTAAACGTTGAAAAAGTTAAAGATACAGATACAGGCGGAAAACATACAGCATTAAATGACCCTATAATGTTTGATTTTAATGCGGGATTAGGGTTTAGAGTAAATGGAATTGACCCTTTACAAAGTGTAAGACCTAAACAATCAAACAGCTTCCCAACTAAGCAGCTACCAAAACAAGAACCCGACATAGTAAACGGAAAAGAACTATTATCTTTTAGCGAAAAAATGAAACAAACACCTTTTTAATTATGGATGAACTAAACCTAATTTCAGCAAGTGTAAAGCTGAATAACGTATTCTTAAAGTTAAAACTATCACTTGAAGAAATACAAGAAAAACACGGAAACAGAAGCGATTTAATTAATTCTATGGAGCGAACTATAATAGATTTAATGGAAGTTAAAGCAACTTATTCAACCCTTGAAAAAGAGTTTCGTTCTGCTGTTTCAAGTCAATACAGATTAGAACATCAAAACATGGATTTAAAATTTAGAATTAAAGATTTAGAATCACAATTAAAATTTAAAAACGTTGAGTTATGACTAGATTAGAGAAGTGCAAGTTAGCTATTGAAAAAGGTTATACATACGACCCTGAAACTGGATTTATTTATGGTTGTAGAAAAAAACAAATAACAAGAAATACAAACGGATATATTCAAATGTTATTGTATGTAAACAAAAAACAATATAAATTATTTGGGCATCAGTTTGCTTGGTATTGTGAGCATAAAGAATGTGTTGAAATGCTTGACCATATTAATAGAATTAAAACAGATAATAGAATATGTAATTTGAGGGCTGTAACAAACCAACAAAACCAATTTAATTTATCAAAAGCAAAGGGATATACATTTATAAAAAAATATAATAAATATCAATCTCAAATTAAAACAAATCAAAAAATTAAATATTTAGGTTGGTTTAACACCGAAGAAGAAGCACGTCAAGCATATTTAGCAGCTAAACAAATATATCACGTAATATGAAAAAGTACAAAATATTAAATTTATACGCTTGTTTAGGCGGTAACCGTTACAAGTGGGACGAGGTAGCGGATAACTTAGAAATAACAGCCGTTGAACTTGACCCCGAAGCAGCACGTTTATACAAAGAGCGTTTTCCAAATGATACTGTGATTGTAGCAGACGCACACCAATATTTGTTAGACCATTACAAAGAGTTTGATTTTATTTGGAGTTCACCGCCTTGCCCTACTCACTCACGAGCGAGGTATTGGAGTAGTTCAAATTATGATACTAAAGTAGAAGCCGTTTACCCTGATTTAAAACTTTATGAAGAAATATTATTTTTACAGCATTATTTTAAAACAGGAAAATATGTAGTTGAAAATGTTATTCCGTATTATGAGCCTTTAATACAAGCGCAAAAAAGAGATAGGCATTTATACTGGACCAACTTTCAATTACCTAATAATATAAATAGTAGACATTTTAACGAAATGTGTCAAGCTAAAGATGAGTTAAATAAACTTTCTAAATTTCACGATTACGATTTTAAAAAATACAACGGAACGCAATCAGTAGTTAAAATGGCACGTAACCTGGTAGACTTCGAAGCAGGTAAAACAATACTTGAAACAGCTTTAAATATTTACAGAAAGACGAATGTAAACCAAACTTCAATATTTGACTATGAGGTGTAAAAACTGCAAGAATAAGTTTGAGCCTATACGGTTTAATCAAAAATACTGCTTAGAACCTGAATGCGTACGTGTTTGGGTAGAATCTGAAAAGGCTAAACAATGGAAAAAGACGAAAGCGAAAGCGAAGTTGGACTTAATGACTTTAAGCGACTACATTAAATTAACTCAACAAGTATTTAATAAATATATTAGGCTAAAAGCAAGGGGCGGTTATTGTTGTTCTTGTGGTTCTGAATTAAAAAGCAAATTTGACGCGGGGCATTACATGAATGCAAATAATCATTGGGCGGTTAGGTTTGATGAAAGAAACGTCTGGGCGCAGTGCGTTAATTGTAACCAACATAAACACGGAAATTTAATTGAATATCGAAGTTTTTTAGTTAAACATCATGGAGAAAAGTGGGTTCAACAACTTGAACAAGATGCTAAAAAAACACGAAAATTTACCATTGAAGAACTAAAAGAAATAATAAAAGAATATAAACTAAAAATCAAACAACATGAAACCAACTAAAGAAATGGAAAAGAAACTACTAGCATTGTGCGGAGTGTTACCTGTACTCGCTGATTTTATCGAGGATTTAAACATGGAACACGTTTTTACAAAAAATATTAAACGTAAAGCAAATTTGTTACTTGAAGAAATCAGAAAGACGGATGACGGTATTTTAAAACATACAACGATCGAAAGCCAAACCCAACAGATAGACATTCAAATTGCGTTTAGACAATGGGTGCAAGAAAATTTTAATTAAAAAAAGTTAAAAAGGTATTGTTATTCAATAAAGAATAGTTATCTTTGTCAAACAATTAAATTATACGTTATGAAAAAGCTATTAGAAATTCAGGCAGAATTAAAATGCCCAAAGGGAAGTTTAAACAAGTTCGGTAATTACAAGTATCGTAGTGCAGAACAGATTTTAGAATCAGTTAAACCATTGTTACAAAAACACGGAGCAACATTAACACTTAGTGACGATATTGTTCAAGTAGGTAACAAGCTATTTTTAAAAGCCAAAGCAACTTTAAAAAGTGAAAGTGATATTATTGAAATTAGTGGATTTGCAGAACTTGGTGACCATAAAGGAATGTCAAGTGAACAATGCACCGGCACAGCTTCAAGTTACGCACGTAAATACGCTTTGAATGGTTTATTTTTAATTGATGAAACGGAATCAGACCCCGATTCAAAAGATAACACAAAGACGGAAGCGAAAAAACCTGCAATAGATAACGCACGTTTTGAAAAAGCTATCGAATCAATAAGAAATAGTGAATTTAGCGTTGAGCAATTACAAGCTAAGTTTGAGTTAACAGAGTTACAAAGCAAAGCATTGTTATTAGTATGAAAATACGAGCTTCACAATTAGGAAAAATTCTAACTTCCCCTAAAACCAAAGGGGAGGTTTTATCTAAAACTTGCAAAACATACATTCAAGAATTAGCAATTGAGCATAAATACGGGATCCGTAAAGAGTTTTGGAGCAGATACACCGACAAAGGCAACGAATGCGAAGAGGAAGCTATTGAACTTGTTAACGATGTTTTGAATTTAGGGTTTATCTTTAAAAATGACGAGAATCTAAACAACGATTGGATTACAGGAACGCCAGACGTAAACACGAACGAAATTCTTTTAGACGTAAAAACAAGTTGGGACGCGACTACTTTTCCTTTTTTCGAAGATGAGATTCCAAACAAAGACTATTACTATCAGTTGCAAGGTTATATGTGGCTAACTGGCAAATCTGAATCACTTTTATGCTATTGTTTAGTAAATACACCTTTTCAAATAGTAGAAGACGAAGTTAGGCGTGAACATTGGAAACAAAACCTAATAGATGAAAGTTTAGATGTAAGGGACTTTGTTCAGAAGAAACATAACTTTGACCATATACCAAAAGAAAAGCGCGTAAAAGTCTTTAAAATAGCAAAAGACGAAGAAATAATCAAAAAGATTAAACAACGAGTAGAAGAATGCAGGGAGTATTACAACAATTTAATAGAAAATTTATGAATCAAGAATTAAAATTAATGGGCTACTATATTAACGTAACTCGAAAAGACCAAGTAGTACAAATCAAAGATTTACAACGTAGTAAGGTCTGGTATGAAGTGATAAGACAGCATGACTCAAACACGATTAAAGAATTTTGTTGCACTATTGAAAGATTTAATAACCTATATATACCTAGATAATGAGTAAAACAAGCGTAAAAAGTAAAATTGAAATCCTAAAGGCATGGATTGAAAGTATAAACCCAAAATCAATTTATGAAAGACAACATCGTTGAATCAGTAATTAGTAAGTTTCAGGAGCGTTCAGACGTAGGAATAGAGAAATACGGAACAACACTAGATAGAAACGATTTAACACACTTAGAATGGATAAACCACGCCCAAGAAGAAGCTATGGATTTCATTCTATATTTAGAAAAACTAAAACAAATAAATAAGTAAACATGGAAAAAAGAGACAACAGCGGAGCGTTATTCACAAACGACAAAAGAGAAAAAGAAACGCATCCACACTACCAAGGAAAAGCAACTATTAACGGAGTAGATTACTACGTTTCAGCATGGGTAAAAGACGGAGCAAAAGGTAAATTTCAAAGTCTA